GTGTCTGGAGCGCCAGTCATACTGGAGCCACGCCAAAAGCCAGTAGTGGTCAACGTATCAAGGTTGCCACCGTTGATGCTGCGAGCAACTCCGCCTTCAGTTTGAACAGTGTTGTCAACTGCGGCTGCGTAGCTGGTGTAGTTGCCCGCGTGGAGGACTTGGTTACCGTTTTGCTGAAGCGCAACAAGAGAATTTGTTGCGGATGCGCTCAAACTGAATGTGTTTCCAGAAACGTTCCCAGTCGGGTAAAAATAAAGCGCAGAACTCGATGCCGCAATCGTAGGCTTGCCCCCACCATAAACGCCCCCCCAGCTAAGATCGCTGTTGGCGTTGATGATGACTTTTGGCGCATAGAGGTCGCCACTCAACGTCCCCCCGCTCAGAGGCAAGTAGCTGCTCAACGCACTGCTGGTGATGTACCCGCTTGGGTTCGTGCTGTTGTACGGTGTGAAGCCCAGTGCAGTCGTAACATCACTAGAGGTCAGCGATACCGCACCAGTGCGGGTGTTGAAGCTAGTCACACCCCCATCAATCTGAATGTTCCCGGAGCCGAGCACCGACTGGCCATTGACCGTCTTGATGCTAGTTCCAGAAACCAAGGCAGGCTGGGCATCAGTGATGCCGTAGCCTGCCAAAGTGGTAGGCTTTCCTGTGATGGAAGCCCATTCAGCCGAAAGAGCGGCAGCTTCCACTGCCGTCTTCAAGTTCGTAAAGTTGGCGTCGATCTCCGCGTTGGTCAGACCACGGGAGAGGTCGGCGCGAAGAGTGATCGCCACCATGCTTGATTCCCCTTATTAAGCAGCGCTCAGGGTAATCGTCCAGGTAACGGCCATCTGGTCGTCAGCAGCTTTGTTCACCACCGGGAATACGGTACGGCAAAGCATGTCACCAGCAGAAGCGGCATTGAAAATGCCCGCTTCAGTGACAGCACCGGTTGCATCACCAGGTTCAAACGTAGCCACGTACTGCACCTTTTCGTTGTTCGTGCCAGTGATCGTGGTGCTGTCCAGGGCTTCACGAGCACCCAGCATGGACACCAGATCGGTCTGGCCAGCAGCAGCTGCAGTGGTACCAGCACCCAGAGCCATGTGGCTCATCACGCCTTTGGTGGTGCCCACCATGCGGCTGATGATGTAGGCCAAGCCAGCATTCACCACCAGGTTCTTGACTTCACGGCTGTCCTTGACATTGCCGTTCTTGTCAGTCAACACAATGCTCAGGGCACCGGACAGTTTCAGTTTTTCGTTGATCATGATTTTTCCTTATGAGAAAGTTCTGGAGACTCCGACATAGTCTTCCGCAAAGTAGTCGCCGCTGTTATAGCCTTGACTGCGTAACGACCCAGTGTCAGAGATCAGGGTCGATTCGGTTTTCACCAAAGTCGTTGCAAAAGCCTTGGAATCGGTGATTGAACTATTATCGTGCAAAGAGCGAACCAGCTGCTTACTGGACTGATCCAAAACAGATGCTTGATCAGCACGATCCTTAGCAAAGGCTTTTCTGTTTACCGTGTCAGCCAGACTTACTGAATCAGCTGATGGCTTTCCAATAGACAAAGCAGTTCGATCAGCAGCCCCTACCTGATCCAAGAAATCTCGCAGCACAACGATGATGATTACGATCACATCCGTAACAGCCGCAACATCAGTTACCTGCTTGGTGAACTGCATCTCCTGATCGTCTTGGATCGAGGCTTCCCCGTCGATGTCATCGGTGACGTTTACTCGATCGGTGATTGCTTTCGTCAGGGCATTGAAGCTCTGATCCGTCAGCGTCGAACCATCCGACACAGCCTTGCTCAAGACATTGATCAGGGCATCTGTGACCTGGTTGGAGTCACTCAAAGCCTTTTGAAACGCAGCAGCCTGTTCATCCGTCAAACCAGCTGAATCCGCAATTGCTTTGATCAGCTCAAGAGTTGCATCCTCAAGAACAGAGAACGCATCAGCAGCCGGCTTTGCAAAGCTGTTGACATACTGATCAATGACCGAGCTTTCATCAGACAATGGCTTGGCCATCTGTCGAAATACAGCATCGACAAATACAGGAAGCTCATTCAGGTCCTTCGTGACCTCCAGTGTGGAGTCATCGACAAAGGCAGCGGCATCATTTGCTGCTTTGAGAAAAGCCTGAACCTGGTTCTCACTTACACCAAACGCGTCGGCAAACGGCTTGGCCAAGCCAACAGAACGTTGCTCAGAAAGCGCAAGGGTCTCTTTCAACCCCTTGGTTACAGCCCTGCTGTCAATGCGATCCTGAAGCCCTACAGCATCTTCTTTGACCTTCTTGCTGAAGATGTATGCCTGGTCTTCGGTATTGGCTACGAGCTCAGTCAGAGGCTTTTGCAAAAACAAGGCCTTGGCATCTGAAACTGAAGCCAGATCTCGAGCATTTTTGAAGAACTCAACAATCTGGTCATCAGTCAATTCAGCGTCATCACGGAGGGCTTTGTATAGCTCCCAAGCCGTATCTTCAGCAACCTGGAAGCTGTCAGTCTTCGTCTTGAAGAAACTGACAAACATTTCGCCCAAGACCCCGGTTCCGTCACTCGCAGTAACGGGGTCCCGCTTGCGCATGTGCATGAAGAACTCACCGATCTCGTATGCCAGCTTGACTGGCGATACAAACGCCGTAGCCACAGTGCGTTCTGCAACAGCAGACGCAGAAGTGCCAAGCCGCTCAGAGGCGGCTTTCAGAGCACTGGCTACTACGGTAAGTTTCATGCGAAGTCCTCGCGCAGCTTGAACTTCAGCACGTCGTAGATCGTTTCCCTCGAACCATCAGCAAGGACGATTTCGATTTCACCCTCATACGAGCCAGCTTCCTGGTCGAGGTCACCCTCTTCCCAGTCAATGTAGGCAATCCCGCTAGGGGCGTATTGAGGGTTGATCAGCGCTGGACGAGAGAACAACACCGTGTCTGATTCAACAGCACGGAAATGCAACGTGACCGTAGCGCCGGTCAGGTTGATTGGCTGGTTGTTTTCTTCGTTGGTGAGGGTAAGCCTCAGCTGAGGCTTCGTGTCCCCTCGGACAAGCTTAATTCGGTCTGTCATATCGCAGGTACTCCGACTTTGGCCAAAGGCCAGATTTACTGTCGGAAGTTCCTGCGTTAGTCAGTCATCCGGGATAGGTCGTATTAGACCATAGCTTACCCTACATTGAGCACGCCTTTGATTGCTGCAGCCAAAGCAGGTCCTTTGGGAACCATAGCAGGATCAATCAAATCATCCGTGCCATCATTTGCTCGTAAACCATGGATACAGTACATCACAGTATTGTCTTGCAATGCAGTGACCTCGTGTTCCTGATTGGCACGAATGAGCACCATATGGGGTGCAGCAAACTCAGATACATCTGCCCCAATACGCACCCGAATTGAACCTGAAGCCAAAAGGCTTAAATGATCGAACTGGTGCTTGTGGCCTTGCTCAATGTCACCAGCATGTGCAAACGTCATCTGCCGAACAAAGATGTTCGACACCACACCGATTTTCGGAATTGGCTCAGCCATTCGAACCTCCCAGGTCGGTCATGGGCAAAAACTCGTTTGCTTTCGTCATAAGGGGCTTGCTAGCACTGCCTGTGGGCTTGCTTCCGTCAGGTCCTTGAGTGCAGTCTGCGTAGCCTTCTGTGACAAACACATTGGGTGTATGTGCACGGATCAAAGCATCCTGCTTTGGACCGGCCGTATCGCCTTTCCAAAGCACTGCTGCAGAGGACATTTCCTCTGTACCAGTCCAATGCTCAAAGGTGAGCATGGCATAACCTTTAGGGGAAAACCCTAACGGTCGACCACCGTGGTATTCCCCTGAATACAGTACCGGAGCCATCGCTCCCCAAATGTCAGACACACCCAAAGGATGTTTACGGCCCAGATTGCCAGCACCCAACCGAATGATTACTGACTCCATGTTTGGATGGCAGTGGGTGGGGATGGCCATATCTGGGTGAACCAAGTACAGCTCAACCATAAAACGATCGTGTCGAAACAACGTGATTGCAGTGGCATCGTCAGAAACGATAACCTCTGCATCCCATGGAACCATCCATGGCATGCGGTTTGACATGTACCAATTAGCAAACTCCTCAACGTCCTTCCACGTATCAGGGATTTGCAAATCTTCAAAGTACTTCTCTGGATTCCAGTTACGTTCGCCCGTGTTCTTTTTCTCGGTGCCTTTCCACCCCTTGTCAAACTCACGAACTGGAACCAGGCCCTTAAATTTGGTGTGTGTATTCAACATCAGACGTACCCCGAAACATCAGCAGGAACCCAGTCCTCTGGCACAGACAGCTTTCCACCGGCCTTTAGTACAGGAGCCCCATCTACAAGCATGGCTTCCATTGCAGTCAGGACAGCATTGTCTGCAGCAGCTTTGTCCATCAAAGCCAAGTAAGCCAGGGCATTGCCATTTGCATCGATGTTGCAGATGCCTTTCAGTGCATCGGCTCGCTTTTCAGCTTGGATGTTCCCCAAGGTCATGCCCCGTTTCAAGGAACCACCAAGCCTTCGAAGACGCCGGACGCTTGTGGCCAGGTCATCTTCTGATTGCGGCCCTGAAACACTGACGACTTCAAGCAGCTCAACGATCGACCATACCAACTCACCTAGCTGAATCGACGCATTGCCAGCGGTGCGGTCTTTATCACAAGCAGCAAGAAAAGCTGCAACCCGATCAAAATTGCTCATCGCAACACCTTCCAAAGTTTGCGCTTGGTTTTGATCCAGAAAGCCTGTGCTTTCCAGCTTGAGTCACGAACCAGTAGAACCAAGAAATGCACCGGCCGTTTGATTGCTACCCTGAACTGCTGACACGAACTGCAGGTCATTCAGTTGCCTCAGGGAAAGGAGCCAATCCATGGGCTTCAAGCTCTGCGTACAACGCCTCCATCATTGGCTCGTTGATCAGCTCGAAACGCCCTGGCAAAGGAACCACCAGCTCATCCTTGATACGGACAATGCGCCCCACGTTCTCAGTAATCTGCACAGTTACTTGAGTGACGTTGGTGGTGTAATCTGTGGCCATTGCTAAGATCTTAATGCTCATGAGAACTTCCCGTAGTAAAGACGATAGTTGATTGTATAGTTCGTGTTTGCCAATTCCACAGGTGTAGGGTTGTTGACCACTGGATTGGCCAACAAAGAAATTGGCGTATGGTCAACCAGTCCACCAGCACTATCGAGAATTGTTGTGCGTACTCGCAAGATCAAGGTTGAGCCAATAACCAACGGGGTTAGCGTAGACACCCCTTTGTAGTAACCCACCCCGTCAACAAAAAGACGTAGGATCACTGATCCGGATCCAGTAAGTACTGCACCCCCAGTGTCATTCATACCGTTGACGATCTTGAAAAACGGAATGACAAATGAATTTGGTTCGCTGATTTTCGGATCATTCAAGACCAAAAAATCCTGTGTGTAATTTACGTCGGTACCACTCCAGGTAGCATACGGCTCACCGGCATAGCCTACACCTGCTACATACCTACTTGACCCACGGCAATTTGGGACGTTGATTGTTCCCGTTGCGGGAAGAATCAAATGCGGCATTCTTTTAGCCGTAGAAAACCGTGCGTTACCGGACGCATCGGTCAACAGAATCTGGTTGTTTTCAATCAACAGGCCCATTATGTGATCCCCAAAATTGCGTAAGTAGGGGTAATCGGTAGCTGCTGATTTACGTAGTAAACCCCACCATCAAAGCTGTACGTCAATGCATCCCCACTACCCACAATCGTGGCGCTGGTAGCGAGCTTCACGTAAGACGGGTTCTGTACGCCTTCGGATGCTTTGTACAAATAGCGTTTGTCTGTATCAAAGATCTCGCCAATACGTACACGCTGCGGAGTTACGTCAAAAATAGCCAATGCCATATCAAACTCCTGGCTTGTTCAGAACATAAATTCTGAAGTTGACATCGTACGCAGCCAGGTTGTTGTATCGCACAAACCAGCGTTCACGGATATAAATGTAGGACGCATCCACATACACATGGCAGAGCCTGAACGACGTATTACTGATCGTCTGAACAAATTGAGACCCTGTCCATGCTCTGTTGTTGCTCAAGTCGTACAACAAAATGGCTGGTATGTAGCTCATACCGTGAGCTGCAAGTACGTACGTCCGTTCTCCTGAACGCACGATTGCTGAGCAGTCTTTGCCTTTTTTTCCGCAGTTGACCGTTACGTTCTCCTGCGGCATTGACAATGAAGCATCAATGGTGCTTGCCAAATGAAGGTAGTCAAACCTGCTGTCAAAGTACATGCGATCTGTGTACGCAGCAGGATTCGTCAATGGGTTGTCGTCGCCGCCTTCATAGATAGAAAGCACCGTTTCCCCAGTACTGGGGATTCGGCCTGCATGAAGTACCTTGGTCATTCCAGCCCTTCAATGGCGTGATCGCCCTGTATCGAGAGAAGCTCGAGCACTTTCGTGTTGCGATACACCACGGCAATAGATTGCTTCAAATACGGAGACAAGGTTTCAACACAAGAAAATCTGCCACCGATGTGATGCAAGATCTTGCCTTGCCCTAGGTAGATAGCGCCATGGTTGGGTACCGGGCCTAGCTTCATCACAAGCAGGTCGTGTCTACGAACATCTGGAACAGTAATGAACCCGTACTTAGGAGCTCCGTCGACATACAGGTTGTCTCCCTGCTCCCACCAGCCATAGGTGCGCTGGATGTTTGCAGGTAACCACAGCCCAAACTCGCGTCGATAGAAATCTCGAACCAGGGTGTAGCAATCAAACACCCCATGTAGGAAAGGCCGATTTACATACGGATGCCTCTCCGTGTACCGTTCCGGCAAGTAGGCTTCAGAGATGTCTTTGTTCGAACCAAGAAGCACAAACGGCTTCTTGATGAAATTCATCTCAGCCCGCTCTTCTTGAGTGAGCATCTCAACCTGGTCGTCACGCTTCTTGATTGCCACAGCAATCGTATTGGGGCCAAGGCTTTCAGACACAACCGGCTTGCCTTCATTGTTGTCAATGTAGGTGCGACCCGTATTGGTTAAAGCATCGTAAATGCCGTCAGGCAGATTGTGTCCAAACATTCAAACCTCAATTCTGATGTATTTGTTGTCCAAGTCGATAATGAACTTGTTGTCAACGGATTGCATTTTTCCAGCGGTGATTGTCCCCATATTGGCCTTGATCGCAGACAACGACAAGATGTTTGCCGTATCGATTTTGGCCAAAGAGATACTGGCATTTGCAATGGCAGCTTGGTCAATATACACAACACCGCCACTGATGATAAATGGCTTGCGCTTATTGTCCTGAGTCGAACCGATCCAAAATTCATCTACATCAAAGCCAGCCTGAACTGTGGTGCCGTCGTTGTAAATACCGAACCCACCAATCAGTCCATTGACGTTGACCGTGGCTGTGTACAGAGCACCAATTGCAGTAACTGTTTCTGCAACTGTACTGATGTTGGTCTGCAGCGTTGTCTGCACGGAAGCAATGCTTGACTCGAACGTGCTTTGCGCAGTAGTGACTGCTCCACTGATTGCAGAATCTGTCTGAGTCTTGGTGTAGTAATTTGTCTGTAGCGTCGAAGAAACGTTGTTTGCAGTCGTCTGCGCGCCATCGGCTAACGTTTTGGCTTTGGCATAAATTGCATTGAGCAGATTTTGCCGAGCAGTGTAAACATCACTGAAATTTGTTCGAAACGTTGTTCCGACAATAGCGACATCAGATCCGGGAATGGTGTCCCAGCCGGTAAGCGCATTAAGGTAAGTCGTCAGTGCAGTAAGAGCGGTCGTATATGCAGTTTTCTCTGTAGTAATATCAAACAAAGTTCCTTGCGCCGTGATACCAGCTTGCTCATTGATGAGCAGGTTGTATTCCTTTACGGCCGCTGGCTTTTCTGATGGCGACAGAATCGAGTCACTGGCGATGTTGCTTAGCGCTGTATTGGCAGTGTTTGCTGCTGTCTGGGCCGCGTTTGCCGCATCCATTGCAGCAGTGTGGTTGCTTGTTACAGTGGCCTCAAGCGTCGTAATCGAAGACGCATTGGCCGAGTCTTCGGTAGCCCTGGCCGTCTCTTCTGCCGTGATGGCAGCTGCATTCGCGGCAGTCGTAGCCAACAAGCTCGAGATCTGCTCAGCCATAACCGAGTCGGCATCCGCTCTGGCAACCGACTCTGCAGTGATGGCCGCTGTATTGCTAGTGGCGTTGGCCAGCACGGTAGCGATGCTCGTAGTCAGCGCATCGTCTGCAGAGATACGTGCCTCCTGCTCAGTCAGAATGGCAGCAGTGTTGGTCGTTGAAGTTGCAAACAGGGTCGAGATGTCTTGGGCAAGCGCTCCATCCGCATCTACTCGAGCTGACTGCTCTTGTTGAATCGCAGCAGCATTTGCGCTGTTTAATGCTGAAAGCGTGTTGATCTGTCCTACGAGAGCTGCTTCGCCATCCTGGCGCTGTGTGATCTCTGTACCGATATATGCTTGAGTAGTTGCAATACCAGATTGCAGCTGAGCCATCGCATTGCTTAAAGCCGTATTGGCTGCAATACGGTCATTCACCTCTGTCAACAGCGTCTGGTAGTTCAGCGTGATCTTATCGATTTCAGCTTTGAGCGTTTGAGCTAGAACACCGGAATCGATTCTTCCTGCAAGCTGCTCCAGCACAACTTCAATCGTTGGTTTGGCTGTGGCTGAGGCAGGCCCAATCAGCTCACCTACTGTGCCATTGATCGAAACGATCCGGATCCAGTAGTAGTAAACGATCAGCTGAGGCGAAGTGCTTTTGTCGTAGTACTGATCGCCCGACACCTTTGCAATCTGGATAGCCGAGTTGAAGTCCGGGAGGATTCCTCGGTACAGGATCACATAAGACACCGCATGCGGATTGGTCGTTGGATACGTCCACGAGACATCAATTCCGCCGAAAGCGGGAGTCGCAGTCAAAATAGAATTGTTGTCCGGATCATTGGGCAGCGGGTATGTCCCACTCCCTGTTCCGCAGCTATTTGTGCAGTCAGTCATGCTTTTACCCAACCAAGAAAGGACCCAATGAAAGCAGTTTACGAAAACCACTACCTCACCGATCGTGATGTAGCCAATTATGCCCGACAGAGCTTTGCCAAGCTCGCTGAGCAATTCACCGATGAGCAAAACCACAAGCTGATTCAATTCCTGGCTCGAGGCATGGCCTCAGGAGACTGGGAAAAGCTGCTTAAGGAAATCGGTACTGAAGGCATGAGCCTGGAAGAAGTCCGAAGCCTGGCCGTTTACCTACGCAAGATTCCGGAGCATTGGGTGCCCTTTGGCCACCCGCACATTACGTTGCGGATGTCTGCCCCAGTCCCAATCCGAGTCCAGTGCTTCAAGCACAAGGTCGGGTTTGTGGAGTCAGAAGAGTCCCGCAGGTACATCTCCAGCCGTCCCGAGCTGTATATGCCTGAACACTTCCGGGAAGCCGCTGCTTCGGTCAAGCAAGGCAGCGCAGGTCAACATCCCCGTGATGCCTACTGGATGGCCGCGTATTACGCTGATTGCCACCGGATGATTCAACGGTACGAGGAAGCCATCAAAGACGGTGTATGCCCCGAACAAGCCCGTTTCTTCCTGCCCCAGGGTGTGGAAGTCAATTGGGTTTGGACCGGATCTTTGTTTGCGTTCGCTAACTTTTATAACCAGCGATCCGATTCCCATGCCCAAAAAGAGATTCAGGAGCTGGCAGAACAAGTCAATCAGATCATTGCGCCTTTGTACCCCGTTTCATGGGGTGCATTGACACAGGGAAACTACTGACTTTAATTCGCAGTACACTGGAAAGCCAGTTTTTGAGAGAGCCATAGCTTCCGGGTTTCCTGGGGGAGCTTCGGCTCTTTTTTCGTCCAGGAAGCAAGAAAGCCAAAAATATGCAGACAGAAAGACATCTGCCCACTCCACTCCAGGAGTACGTACACAAAAGCCGATACGCCAGGTGGAAGGACGATCAGCAACGACGAGAGAACTGGGAAGAAACCGTACAACGCTACGTTGACTTCTTTGCCAACAAGTTTCCCCATTACCCCAAAGAAACCGTCTTCAACAGCATCGCCAATCTGAACACCATGCCATCGATGCGCGCATTGATGACTGCGGGTCCAGCATTGGAACGTGACCCAATGGCCGGCTACAACTGCAGCTTTGTGGCGGTAGACGACCTCCGGGCGTTCGATGAAATCCTGTACATCCTGATGTGCGGAACCGGTGTTGGCTTCAGCGTCGAGCGCCAATTCATTGCCAAGCTGCCTATCGTCGGATTGAGCGTTGGCTTTGATGAAGAGCAGAAACCACACATCACCTGCGTGGATGCACTCAAGCCGATTGACGAAACCATCGTCGTCAAGGACAGCAAGGGTGGCTGGGCAGGCTCATTCCGTGAGCTGCTGCAGCACCTGTATGCAGGCCACATCCCCAAGTGGGACATGTCCAAGGTCCGTCCTGCTGGGGCCAAGCTGAAGGTCTTTGGTGGTCGAGCCAGCGGTCCTCAGCCTCTGCATGACCTGTTTACCTTTGCCGTCGAAACCTTCAAGGGTGCCGTCGGCCGCAAGCTGACTTCAATCGAGTGCCATGACCTGGTCTGCAAGATTGCTGACATCGTGGTTGTAGGCGGTGTTCGTCGCAGTGCTCTGATCTCCCTGAGCAACCTGTCTGACGATCGCATGCGTGGAGCCAAGAACGGTCAGTGGTGGGTCAACGAACCTCAACGCGCCTTGGCCAACAACTCTGCTGCCTACACCGAGCGTCCTGGCATGGAGCTTTTCATGAAGGAATGGCTCAGCCTGATCGAATCCAAGTCAGGTGAACGAGGCATCTTCAACCGTCAAGCTGCCATCAACAAGGCAATCGAGACCGGCCGCAGGGATCACACCAAAGTAGTTGGGGTGAATCCATGTGCCGAGATCACACTGCGTTCTGCAGGGGTGTGCAACCTGTCTGAAGTCGTCATTCGCAAGGATGACTCTCTTCAGGATCTGATCGACAAGGTAAGCGTCGCAGCAATCATAGGCACCTACCAGTCGATGCTCACTGACTTCCGCTACGTGCGCTCGCTCTGGAAGAAGAACCAAGAAGACGAACGACTGCTCGGCGTATCCCTGACCGGGATCATGGACCACCCGATTCTGAGCCAGGCCACTGATGAAGCTGTCAGCTGGCTCAAGCAGATGAAGCAAGCTGCCATCGACACCAACAAGGAATGGGCCGAGAAACTCGGCATCAAGCCTGCTGCTGCCATCACCACGGTCAAACCCAGTGGTACGGTCAGCCAGCTGGTGGACAGCGCTAGCGGTATCCACCCTCGCTACTCTGAGTACTACATCCGCACGGTACGTGCCGACAAGAAAGATCCGTTGGCTCAGCTGATGCGTGACCAAGGCTTCCCAGTCGAGGACTGCGCAATCAAGCCAGGAAGCACCGACGTGTTCAGCTTTCCAGTTCAGGCACCCAGTCATGCAGTCTTTCGCAATGACCGTACTGCACTGGAACAGCTCGAGCACTACCTGATGCTCCAGAAGCATTGGTCCGAACACAACGTCTCCATCACGGTTTACGTGAAGGATCACGAGTGGTTGGGCGTGGGCAACTGGGTGTATCAGCACTTCGATGAAATTGCCGGTGTCAGCTTCTTGCCTCATAGCGAT